ATGGGCAAACATGCATATTTAATACAAGCATACAACAACTTTGAATTTGTCGAAAAATTATTGGCAGCTATTGACGACAGTAGAAATGATATTTTTTTGCATATAGACAAGAAGGCTAGTAATGTTGACAGAAACAAATTAGCTAAAAATATTCATTTATCTAATCTCACATTTGTCGACAACGTTGAAGTGTTTTGGGGACGCTACTCACAAATCACCAGCGAACTGAATTTATTAGAAGCAGCCATAAAGAACAATCATTATGATTATTATCACTTATTATCTGGTGCAGATCTTCCGATAAAAAGTCAAGACTATATACACGAATTTTTCAAAAAAAACAATGGAAAAGAATTTATTAATTTTCAAGCTAAAAACATTCTTCCTGATAAACTCGAGAGAGTAAAATATTATTATTTATTTCAAAAATCTGATTTGAGATATAATAAAACTTTATATATTGCTCAAAAGTTAATAGTTAAGCTTCAAAAACTAGTTGGAATAAATAGGATCAGAAAGTCCTCAGTCAAATTCCAGATGGGTTCTAACTGGTTTAGTATAACTGATGACTTAGCTCGGTATGTCATCAGCAAGAAACCGTGGATTCAAAAGACTTTTAATTTCACCGCCAATGGAGATGAATTATTCCTTCAAACTATTGTTGAAAACTCAAATTTCAAAAAACGACTTTATTTTAATAAATATGACGATAAGGAAAGATATGAAGATGGGCCATCACGCGAAGCAAATCAAAGGCTAATCATTTGGGATTGGACAACACACAAACCCACTAACCTAACTATGAAAAATCACTCCCAAATTATGGATTCGGACTTGTTATTCGCCAGAAAATTTGTTCCAGACTTAGACACACAAATAATTGAAGAAGTTCTAAAATCAATCAACCACAAATAGAATTAGCACTTGACCAAAAATCACAAAAAATCCCGTGCCAGCCAATCAGGCCAGTACGGGATTTTATTATGCTATCAACGTTTCTAATAGATGTTTACATTTTTTAGATAAAAAGGTAAATGGTTAACATTGCATCTGTTTGCTTCGCTTTTCCGGTTTTACATCTTTTGACTGATTTTATAAACTGTTATTTGATAAGTAGCTTATCCCCAGGATAAATCGTTGAATAGATACTCTTACCGTTTTGTGCTGCCAATGTAGTCATGCTCAGGCCGTTTCGTTGGGCAATCGACCACCAACTATCTCCCGAAACGACCTCATAATACGTGTGAGAAGCACTAGTTTCGACGTATTCCAGCGTATTGCTTGCCGGACCAGTTGCTAGATAACCATAGCCGTTCGAACGTGGTTGGCGCACCCAACGATATCCTCCTTGAATGATAGCCTGATCAGTCTTAACAGTTGAACCTGCTGGTAACGCTGCAATCACGCTAGCATCTGTTGATGGTGCAGTTCGAAGTTTAACAGTTGTTTTAAGCATGTAAGATTTATTTTCTTTCACCCATTTAGCACCACTTGGTTCGCTTGGATTCGTTGTTGGGTTATCCGTTTCAGGCACCTTGGTTGCCTTAGCATACTTATCCCAAGCAGCCTTGTCACCATAAAATACATCCAAGTCAAGGTCACTGCTATAACCAGATAATCGCCCAACACTGGCATATTGGAAGATAACCATCGACTTCCAGTGCTTCAAAGAACCATATAAGTCACGTGGCGCATAACCGTTGACTACTTTATCAAGATTGTATTGAGCGAGCCATAACCCATAGTTAGCTCTGACCACTGAGGACCAATCTAACGAGTTTTCACAGCCAATCCCGGTGTATAACAATGGCCGCACCCCAGTTTTACCATATACATAGTCCAGCCACTGCTTAGCTAAGCCGACGCCTGCTTGGTTCTGAATTGTCGAACCAGTTGTATTTTCAAAATCCAATGCAAGGATAGCTTTACCAATGTATGGCTTAACCTTAGCTAGGAAATAATCAGCCTGCTCTTTAATATCCGAATCGTTCCGGATAAAATGATATACACCTAACTTCTTGCCTGCCACTAGCGTTTGTTTAACATGACCACTAAAAGTCGGGTTATCATAATTAATACCCTCGGTTGCTTTGATAATTGCAAAATCACCGGGCACCTCAGCAATATCCAAACCTGATTGGTAACTTGCGGCATCCAATCCATTTAAGCTCATTATTTTGCACCCCCATTAAACATTGCGGCAATTGCTTTAACTAGCTCATTGCCACCAACACTGACAGCACCAGCAATCACACCATCAACTAAACCAGCTACCCATTTGATATCGCCATTGGCAATGCCAATAAAAATACCAATCACTGCACCAACACCAAGGGCAATGATTGGTAAATATTTGTTGCTGAATTGAGTTTGCTTAATCGCCCAAACAACCAAATACGTTACTACGGCAATTGCTGCAATCGTGGTACCGTTAATAAATTGGATTAATTCCATCATTATTTATCACGCTTTCTATAGTAGTCAATTATTTCCTGCTTATTATTATTTTCCCTTTTTAAAGCCTCATTTTCCTTTTTCAACTTGTCTCTAGAATCGCTGCTGGCGGCCTTATTGCTGTTCCACATCGTTAAGACCGCAACGAATATTGAACCCGCTGTGGTAATCAAGGCTACGATAACAGCATCGCTCACCCCTAATCATCCCCAATTACAATTTCAAAAATGGTCGATCCTAAAACAAACATGGCATACATACTTTCAAAACTAACATAGCGCTGTGTCCCAAAATCATGAACGCCAAAAGCAATCATAAAAAATAACCAGACAAAAGTGAGCAGTCCGGTCATTAGTGGCTTGTAATAATGTGAATGTACATTCCACAGCGAATAAACTAGTGCTAGCGTTCCAACTACTGCCAACATAAAAATCGTGGGTGGATCATCTAACACATCGAGCAATGTGGGCTGTGGTGGTTCAAATGCAAATGTGTTGTGCTTAATAATAAAGTAAATTCCTAATCCATATGTTTCCATTGCCTTCCAGAACCAAAATTTATTTTTTACTAAATGTTCATACATTGTCATGCTCCTTTACCATTTCACCCAATCAATCACAGCAGAATATATATCTGACTTTGTAGCACTTGTACTTGTTGCAATATAAACATCACCACCAGTAGTCACCCAAATGCTTGCGAACTTGTCATGATTACTCATAGCATTGTATGCAGGAATTACAAACTGCACTTGATGCGTTGGAGCCGAATCAGCAGGTACGCTTGCAATTATCGTGTAAGCATTAACTGGTACATTAGTAGCTTTGTCAATCCTTAACTCGATTTTTTTTGGAAAGCTTCCTTGCGATTCTTTGTAGTAAGAAATATTAGTAGCGGTTATGCCGTTTTTAGGACTAAGATCAGTATTTACAAAAGTTGACCCGGTCTTAACTAGCCAGTTACCGCTTCCTCCAGTACCGCTTGTGTGTATGGTTTTTACCCATTGATCCCCAGTTGACGATTTTGTTACAGATATTATTTTTCTTCCACTATTGCTTACTTCTACGTTGATTTGAACAATCGAGCTGTCTGTACTAGCTAGCGGTCCGTTTGTAAATGAATAGCCCTCATATTTACCTGATGGCAAACTTAGAATGTCGCTACCTGTTGTCAGCGTTTGAAAATCAGCCTTATTTGCATTTACAGGAACATCGGTTTGTACTTTGTATCCATCCGGTAGCCCGGCAACAATCAAATAAAAAAGCCCTTCAACTGCTGCCCCAATTAGTAGTGTATTCTCTAAAGTGTAAGCTCCTTCAGCCTCTAGTAAATAATTACTTGTCTCTGATATAGTTCCGGGATATTGGCTATTAATGAATTCAGCTATGCTTTGCTTGTTAAATTCAACTTGTTTTGATATTTTTCCACTGGGTTTGTAAGATTGCAATCCTAGTGTCGTTCCATAAGCCCCGAGTGTCAAATACGCATTGCCATTAGCCATTGTCATCCCCTGTGACTTTGCAAATAGAGCCCCAGTTGTTTCTGTGTAAATATCTTGCTGTAGCGTTGGAGAGCCAGATTTGATAGATTCCCAGTCATAAACTGAGTATTTGGTGATATTAGTTTCAAATGCGTCAGTTGTGACGAAGTTATTGCCTTCAACGCCCCATTTGAATTTTCCATTAATTATAATGTTACTGCCGATTGTTCCAGCATCATAGTTAAAGATGGCGTAACCATTGCCATTTACAATTGAAACGATAAAGCATAGGTCGCCGTCTGTATTATAGAAATAAGGAATCCCCTCCGAAAATGAGTTTGCCTCATTGGTAAATGATTTCATACTTTTTAAGTCACCGGTTGACAAATCGTGAATCTCAATTCGTGTTTCGGTTCCACCAGTAATTTCGGTCGATAGGTATAATTCATTCTTATCTTTGTTGACAGAGAAACCCTGTGGATACCAGCCAGACGACAGGTCTTGCCAACCACAGCGTAATGGAATTTTAAGGCTGGTGATATATGCGTCACTCGAATTGTCCTTCACATCTTCAATGTATGTCTCATTGCTTGATATTCTGGTTTCAAAATTGGCATTAAATTCGTCAATCTCATTTCTACTATAAAAAGCACCTGTTTGGTATGCATCGTAAATCGCATCAATCTTTTCTTGTAAATCTCGTAAAGTCCCATCGATAATGGTAATGTAGTCGTCTGCTTTATCTTGACTAATATCAATAGCTTCTTTTACGATAAAAATGAGGTCGTATGTCGTTTGCTGACCATCTTTATCATTCAATGAGAAATAAGCATCTTTTATCTTCCCCGCTTCAGACCATAACGCGTTGGGGATTTCATAAGTGAACTTGCCATTAACGGCATCCGTAATGATGACGCCTGCATTATCTGCAATAATTGCAGTCCCTTTTGCAGTCTTTGCCATTAAATTAATAGTTTGCTCAGTTAAATCAACAGCACCCCCGCGATCCGTAACTGTGACGTACAAAGTAACAGCACCATTCTTATCGCCTTGGCGTCCTACAATTGGTTCAGGAATTAGAGAGCTAAAACTATCCAAATTTATTTCATAACTTCTAATGCTCATTTAGATTCTCTCCCTTGTAATGGTCAGCTTCATATTTGAGTGTCCCACCATTTTCTTCAATATTTTGAACGTCTTGATAAGACATTGTGGACTTAACTAATCGATTATTTTCATATCCTCGACGTTTTGCTTTAATTTCCCAGGCAAATTTAGCATTTGGTATATCACTTTGGACAACAAAAAAGGCCTCATCTCGTGATGAAACCCATACATGAGCTGAACTATATGATTGTAAAAATACTTGGTACGGAACTGAAGTATTGACAGTGTCGCTAAACAGTTCTTCAATTGGCACTTTCGCTCGGCAGTTATCATCTGTGTTTGACTCTCCCATGTCACCGAAATAGCTTTCCGCCATTTCATAAGCAGGAGTCATACGAATACCATCGCGTGTGACGTTTGCGGCGTTCTTAGTACCATTATAAACTGTGAAATCACCTAAAACATCCACATGATCGCCATAGACGTTAAGCTGGTTTCCTTTACCGCCATTACCACTTATCGTAACTTGATTAGGATTTTGAATCCAGAAAGTGCTATCACTTTGGCTGATGATATTACCGTCAGTGTAATAATCTTTTGCAGAGTATAAATTGCTTTTAGTGGCAATATTACTTAACGCATATCCGTACAAATTGTACTCAGGGTCATCTATTGTTGATGTTGTCGGTATTTGAAAAACGGCTTTAGATAGTGTGCCAGTATCGTCAGACTGGTTAATACTGAAGATATATCCGGGATGGTTCCAAATAGCGAACCCATTAACTTTTTTGGTTGCTGAGTCATTAGTAGCGTATAATCCACCTAATAAATTGCCATCATAGTAATACTCCATCATGCCTTTTTGCAAAGTGATTCTAAAATTGGTGTCATCGTCAACCGTATTGTAAGTAATACCGTTAATAATTCCACCAACTATATTACTAGCATTAAGGTTTTTGATATTAATATTCTGGCCATCAATGCTTTCGGCGGTAATCGCTGTTTTGAACGTTTGACCGCCATCTGTTGATACTCCGAGACCTGCAGAGTTAAGAATGACCATCTTGTTGTGGTCGCTCTTATCAATAGCAATGATTCCTTGATCTGTGAACTTTAATTCAGTACGAGCTGCCAGAATACTATCTGTCGCAATCTGCATTTGACTACTAAACCATGCGTTGGGAAGAACTGCGTCACCATTTATGATGTCGTTCATAATGTTATTGATATTGGACGAACCGGCCGATTCTTTTTGTGCCATAGTCAAATCACCACAGGTAACTTCAACGGTGATTCGACTACCGTTGATATCGTATGAACTATTAACCTTAGTTATTCTAACTTGATCTTCAAACCCCAGTGACTCATCAACAATTGTTATGGTGTCGCCAGGAGTTGCCATTGCATACGGGTAACCAGCGGTTTGTAAATCTAACAGCGAGACGGTAATTGATAAACTCCAACTATTGTCAACTATTGTCAACTCTTGCTTTGACAGCATCAAGTAAATTTTCAGCAATCGTATAACGTTCATCATCTACCGGGTCCGCTTCTATTTTTCCAAACTTTGCTTTGTACATATCATATAGCGGGCTATAATACTCAACATTCAGTCGCGGTGTAGTTTGGTCATCTGGATCACTGTGGGCACCAAATCCGACGCCATAAGTAGCAAATGAACTATTATCTGTCTCAATCTCAGCCTTTTCCAAATTAAAACCTTGTCGTACTACGGTGGCTAAATCGGAGCCAATTTTATCTTTAATATACACGGTCTTTTCATTTACATAGAACTCAGCAGAAATTTGCTTGATGATATCATTGAATAAATCAAGCCTATTTTTCAAGCCCCAATTCTCTTTGGTAAACGCGGCTGTATTCGTCTCGTTAACATAAGAATAACCAGTACCATTAAAGATTGCTCGGAGATACTCGTTCAAAGGGTGTGATTCGTTCCATTCTTCATGAAAAGCCGTTTTATTCAAGGTATAGAAGAACATTTGGACAGCTGAGAACGTGACTGTGTTGTCACTATCGTTATGTTTAAATGTAATAACCGCATATTCCTCGTTCTTAAAAAGCATTGTCCACCCTTTTGCCAAGCCTTGCTTAACACTAGTGCCAAAGTAGATTGTACCCGTCAATGATTTTTCACCATTGATGCCTTCGGTTACTTTAATTTCCGTATCAGCAACATATTCTTTGTTGCTAATGTCTCTAAAGATTGTCATTTATTAACCACCTCCTACGCATACAAGTTTTGAAAGTTTAATATCCTGATTTCACCTGCGAGTGAACTAGAAATTTTGTTTGTAACACCTGGTAAAAGTTTAAAGTAAGCCTTGTTTGTATTTTTGACAATGCTAATCGAATTTCTAGTATATTCATACCCAGAAAGAGCAATAACATCACCACTAAACAGCGACCCAGTATACTTAAATTCCGTGCCGTTTAGCGTAAGCAATAGACCGCTACCCGATTGCTTGGCAGTAAATTCAATAATGAATCCTTGCTCCAGCTGACTGCAAGGCACCGTGCCGGCATACGGAATAACTAAGTTATCAGTATTGTAATACGTATCAAGGTACCATTTGTTATAGCCGGGATCTGATGGTGCTGGACTATAAGGTGTGACTGTGGTACCTTTTTCTAGCTTTGGAGCGGCAAAGTATATAAATACTCCGTCCGGTAAACTGCTTGAAAGTTCAAATCTCATGCTTTGTTTATATAGATTATTTGGGTCAGGCACGTTTGTATTAAACGTAAATTTCTCGATAACCCGCTGCCAACCATTGCCGGACAGCGTGTTAAGCCTAGTCCATTTGCCATTTATAGAAGTGGCTAATGACTCCCACGCTATAGCATAAGAGTCAGAAAGAGTTGAGGGGTCTACTCCTACCACCTTAACGTATATACTATAAGTGTACGTATCGGTTGTATTTATTAACTGAGCAACCGAACTAAATGCGTATCTGGCATTATTCCAAGCAACGGATAACTTATTAGCTCTTGAACCTAAATACGTCCCAATATCAGAAGCCCAACCAGAGTTCTTAGTATACCAATCATTACTAGATTGATTAGCCGAATCACGCAATAAATTTTCGCCCAAATATGGAACCTCTGCCGTAATATTTAAATCCCGTGGCACACTTTCACCGTAAGGCAGTTTCATCGTTATAAATGTCATCGTTAACTTGTATAACACGGCGCCGCCAATATTCCCCTGCAGTTCAGGTTCAATTGACTTCGCATACACAAAGAACCGCTTGTGGCTTGGCCGTGTAGTTAGCTGTTCATATAAGTTACCCTCGTTTTCTCCTGGCCGTTCAAAGTCAGGGGTTAATTCTCCCCGCATTTCAGTAATGTAAAACCCATCAGTATCTGACAGCAACGCATAAAGTCTTTCTCGCAACATCGTCTCTTCGTCTAGGTCATCAGCACGATAGAAGCCTTCAACCTCTATTTCTTTGCTAGTGTGCCATCCGCCAAAATCAACGTTGCCGTTTCGCCCTTGAATCTGAGTACTGTTTCGAGTAATTGCCGGTGCACCTTCTTCAAACTTAGTCACTAACACTTTTAACTGGCTCAAATACGTACGGCTATCGCCCTTTTCAATTAATAAATCCATATTTATACCTCGCTAATTAATAAAGAACTTGTTGTGTACGCGTGCATCTGCATCACCTTGACTAACAATCGTTCGAATCTTGTCACCGATAATCTCATTATGAACAACATATGTTGGCTGTACCCAGTTATCGGTATCGATATTTTGGTCCATATCACCTGATGAATAACTAGCAGCTTGCATTGCCAAATCACCCGTTTTTATATCGCTGGCAACTGAATTAATACTATCAGTAAAATCTTTTGTATTAACACCATTCAATCCTGATACTGCACTATTAGCAAGGTTAGCTGACATTTTAGAAACATCAACTGCTGTTGACTCCATCCCGTTTACGAAACCTGCACCAAAATATCCACCGAATGCATAAGTTACTCGCGATGGTGAATGAATTTTCAACGCACTTTGAATTTTGCTTGCCGCAGCACTAGCTAAACGACCAGCTGCTGACATAACAGCACCAACCATGCTGCCAATACCATTTACCAACCCTGATCCAAGGAAGCTACCAGCTGAACTAAAAGCCCCTTGTTGACCACGAGCACCACTGGCGCCACTACTACCGAGACTAGAACCAGCTGACCTAGCACTACCAGTACGACTACTAATACCGCTGGCCGCTGCTCCACCGTTTTTAGAACCGGCAGAAGTAAAGTAGCCTGCTGTTGAGCTAATCCCTGAAGCACCTGAACGCCCGACTGATGATCCTGATGATTGTGCACTACCTGTTTTACTGCTTAATCCACTAGCAGCCGCACTACCATCTTTTACACCAGCAGATGTGAAATACCCGGAAGCAGAGCTAACACCTGAAGCGCCGGCTCTACCAACTGCAGCACCAGCTGATTGATGCTTACCCGTACTGTTAGCAATTGCTTGCACCGATTGAATAGCAGCGTTGCCACCGGCTGCTTTAAACGCCGCTTGCCCGGCGGAAGATGCAGCTGCACCTGAAGATTGTATGACGTCAGTAGCTGCTCCAATAGCATCATACTTTTGCCCTGTGAAACCAGCTGCCAAAGCTTTTAGCAATATGCCACCAATCGCAGTCATTTGACCGGCATAAGTAGCCAAAACCGCAATCACAGCGGCTAGCGTTGCTCCAGCAATTTGAATTAGTATAGGCATTTCAGTAACGAATGCCTGTGCTAGTTGACCAACCAGCGCAATCCCCGCAGCAAGTAATGCTGGTGCTTGACTACCAATTGCACCAATCAATGCAACCACAAATCCTACACCTGCTGAAACCAATGATGGGATAGCCGACGTTAATGAGTTTATCAAACTAACAATCATAGCTGTGAATGAAGCAATAACTCCGGGTGCATTTGTTGAAATGGAAGTCATTAATGCAATTAGCATATTAGAAAATGACGTAATAATAGCGGGTGCATTTTGAGTTACAGCGTTCATAACGGAAACAAGCATTGTCGTAAATGCTAACGCAATGGCTGGTGCGTGCGTTGATACTGCCGTCATTAAACTAACCATCATGTTTGAGAACGCAGCTGCAATCGACGGGGCTTGTCCCGCAATCGTGTTCATTAAGTTCGTCATCATGCCCAAAATTGCACCAACAATTTGAGGAACAGCTGCTATTGTGGTAGTAATGAATCCAGTCATCATGGCTGCAAACCCAACGCCTAACGCTGCTAACACTGGCACAATGCTGTTAACGTTACTTGAAAGTGTCGATATAGCTTGGGCAACTTCTTTAACGCCTAATCCGAATGCAGCGACTCCAGCGCCAACAGCTAATACCGCCGCACCAAACACCCCAATACCAACCGCGTTAGCTGTTAACAGTGGCCCGAGCAATGCAAATGACCCAGCCACCGCAACAATTCCAAAAGCCAACGCGGCCATAACTTCTTGTGCGCCACTACCAGCTTTTGCTAGACTGATTGCGGATTGTACTAGAATGGCAATACCAGTTGAAGCAGCTAAAACACCTGCACCAATTAATGCAATCGCAGCGCCCATTGATAAAAAGTTTGCTGCTGAAGATGCCGCTGCGTTCGCACTAGTTCTAGTTGCGTTCCCTAATGGTGTAACAGCTTCGGCAGCCGTTTTGCTTGCACTCCCGATTCCAAGCAGCTTCCCAGGGATTCCAATAATGCTTTTACCCATATTGAATAATCCTTTTGCTGCACCACTTGCAACACCTACTATTTTGCCTGCACTAGTAATAAAAGCCCCAGTTGCTGTAACAGCTGGTCCAATAACTGGTGACAATCCAATAAAACTCCTAGCCACTTGAGCAATACTGCTATTACTGTCAGTTGCCCATGTGATAGTCTGATTAATCATATCAACCATCGCACTGTTTACGCCGCCTTTAGCAGCAAGTGACTTATTTCTAAGCGACTCCCAGTTACCGCCAATTTGTTCGATCTTCGAACCAATGTTTTGTTGCATTTCATTAGCTTGATCCTGTAAGAATTTAGTAGCAGTAGCTGTCGAACTGCTAGCACCGTCTTGTGCTTTTGCATAAGCTGACCATGATGTTGCCGTGTTACCTGATTCATCTTTTACTGAGCTTAGCAGTGGCAACATTGCTTGCATGCCGGCAGTGTTAAACATAGTTTTGAGCGCTGCGGTTTTTTGTGCAGCGCTCATACCATCAGTTGCAGCGGCTACTTCTTTAAGAATAGTGGGAAATGATTTCATGTTACCTTGTGCATCGGTAAATGATAATCCTAATTTTTTCATTTCCCATGCAGCCTTATCAGAAGGAGCCTCCATCTGAATAATGGCATGTGCCAAATCTTGTGAAGCACGTTGAGCTGTAAAACCTTTGTTAGTTAGAAGCCCTACAGCTTCAGTCATGCTCCCCATACTGAACCCGGCTTGACTTGCAATACCGCCAATATTACTAATAGCGCCTGACATGTCTTCAATGCTTGCGTTAGACAGGTTAGCTGTTTGAGTAAGAATTGCTGCAGCCTGTGCTGGTGACTTTAGGCTTTTCCCCCACACGTTCATAGCTTGCTGAACTGTTCCAGCAGTCGTCTGCAAGTCAGCTCCCGTCGCTGTGGCTGCTTCTGCAATTGCTGGGAACTCTTTGGTAATCGTTTTAATAGATGCGCCATCTTGCGCCATTGAAACCATGGCGTCGGCTGCATCTTGAGCGCTAAGTGGTAATTCAGCACCCATCTTGTTAGCCATATCTGCTAACTCACCAATATCCTTTGAGGTACCACCAGCAATGATTGCAGCCTTGTTAAGAGATTGTTGGAATGTACCGTATGATTTTAACGCGCTAACACCCATAGCGGTAGTTGCAGCACCGGCGGCAGTAGTTACCTTACCAATAGTAGACATGCCTTGGGATACTCTGCCACTTAGCCCTGAAATACCACTCTGCATGCTGCGAGTAGAACTATTCATCTGGCTCATTGCTGCGACATAACCACTAATATTGGCGGTAAAAGTGGCGGTTACTTGTGCCATAATCTAACCTCCTTGTGATTTGCTTCCAAACAATCTGTTAATTTTGGCAATCATTTCAACGTTGGGCTTTCTCCGCTTTGGATTACTAGAATGAGTTAAAATTTCTTGTTCCATCTTATCTAGCTGTCGCCGTATCTTGTTCAACTCATGTTGAGGCTTCTTTGCATTAGTCAAGCTAGAAACATATGCAGCTTGGTTTAATTGCGCTCGTCGTTTATCAAGCTCTCGTAACTGCAAACCATCCATTAACGCCATGGCTTCCCACTTATACAAAGAAAAGGGATAACCGACATCGGTTATCCCCATCTTTGCGAAATCAATTATGAGAGACTCTTGCGCATTGCGTCCAACGTATCTTTCTGAACTTGCTGTTGCATCTTTTCTTCTTCTGTCTTTGCCTTTTTCCCGGTCTGATACTTGTCTACCAATTTGATCCAGTGTGTGGCGGCGCGTCGGAAAAAACCCGATTTTTGCAACTCATCTTGTAAGTCAGCACGTAGTTGTTCAAACTGACCATCTTCTTCATACTTATCCATCAGGTCTGCAACCTCATCTTCTGAAATGCCGGACAATAATACTTGAACCGCATTTGGAACAGCCATTTCATTATCAGTCACAAATTGTAACCAAAGTTGGCTAGCACCATCGTCAGCATTGGGGGCTGTTGATAGAATCTTATTTGCACGGAAAAATGCTTTGAAATTAAATTTAACTTCTTTATTATTGATTTTCATATTGATTGGTTCCTCCTAAATTATTCGGCTGTAATCGTGCCAGTTGCTGTCGCAGTTAATGACCCACTTGTTGCAGTGATTGTTACTGAACCGGCTTTTACACCTGTTACTTTGCCCGAATTATCTACAGATGCAGTAGCGGAATCAGACGATTTAACTTCAACGTCGTCAGGACCGGTTACTTTTAATTGGTATGTTTCACCAACTTTAACGCTGAATGTGGAAGGCGCAATGCCAACTGCAGTAGCTGCGTCACTAAATTCACCCGTCTTTTCACCAGGACGTTCATAGTCGTATAGTGCTTGTAACGACTGCACTTCAGCATCAGTCAATGGAAATGTCCCATCAACCAATTTACCTAAGATATTAATCGTCCAGTCAATTTCTGAGAATGAATCTTCGTCTGAAATATCAGCACTATCAACAATTCCATACCCAAACATTGCAGGATATGCCTTGTGATCATCTTCAACGACTGCTAACCGTTCATCAACGATGACACGCCATACTTTAATCTGTTTGCCTTGGTGCTTAGCTTGAATAATTGCATCGGTAGCTTCATCTCCCGGAACCATATATGAAGTTACCTCAATTGAATCTTCATTTGTTGATGGTGCAACAATCCGCCCCATCTTAGTTTGTTCGTCAAGTGAGTCGCCTTCAATTGAAGTATCACCTGATTCTTGATGTGCTGGTAAAATACCCGGCGCACCAATTGGTGCGTCTACTGATTGAAGGAAATACCAAACATCTTTACCACGATACGGGGTATCTTTAACGAACTTTACGCCATTATTAATTGATGCCATTTTAAACAGCTCCTTATTTTTAAATTGTGATTTTAACTAAGAACATCGCGCGACTTAGGTCCCGCCCAGTACTGGTGTCTTTAGTTATCTGTGTTGTAAGTGCGTCCCATTGGACAACGCGTGATAGTGCGTTTTTTACTTTTGCAATATCGGATTCCACCGCAACCGGCGAGGTGCCCCCCTCGGCGTAGTAATCAATCTGCTGTTCTACTTGATTGAGCGTATCGGTCTTATTTGAAACGTCTAAATCAGTGTGAACATTAATGTGTACAAGTGGTAGTTCATCATCAGGCTGTGGCTGTCTAAAAAACACTCTGAATCCATTTGCTTGTAATGCCGACCGCAACCTTTTGTAGTACTCCGTCAATTCCATTAGAAAACCACCTTATTCAGCTCATCATTAACCGCTTGATAGAAGAACGGCGTTGCCGCAATGGCCCCGGGCCGCATGAATGGCTGTGCACTCATCTTATAAGTGCCATATTCGTTATAGCTTGAATAGTCAGCACGAGAAGTATAGGTTCCCACAACGCTGTTTTTGTTCTTTTTAACAGGATCAGCAATGATGTTATTACGCATATAACCTGTATCAACCCGTGCTAATCGTTTAGAACGATCGGACGCTTCTGACAAAGTCTTCTTCATAGCAATTGCAACATGGTCTGGGGCTTTGGCTCCCGCAACATTAAACGCCTTGTATAAGTCGTCTAACCCTTTAAATGAAACGTTGAAATCACTGTTAGCCAAATGTCAGCACCCTCACTTTCCTACCACGAATAGCAGTTATTACACGACGCTCGACATTCTCATAAACTACACGATCAGGAATATCAACTTGATTCTTTAAATGAACTTCAAAAACCACCGTCTTAAGCAATCCATAGGTAGCTAATTTGTTAGCATCCGTTACAGGGACAATCGTCGCCGGTAGAGTAACTTTACGTTTCGACACTTCACCAGTTAAGTCATCTTCCGGTCCATCGAAATATATGAGTTGAATACGATCGTTGTATCTCATACAAATCGGAACCCCCCACGGCGCCGGCGAAAACTCTCACGGTAAATATCGAGATCACTAGCCCATTCGCTTAAATCAATCTTTAGCCAGGTATTGCTGACCTCTCCTTCAGTTGAAGCAGCCTTACCCTCATCACCAATAGCGTTGTACATCCGCACAACAATTTCTTTGATGATGTAGTCCACGTTGTCGGGTAATGCTTTATTAACAACGCCATCCTGATTGATGTACGCCAACACACGGGCTTTAGCATCACTAATTAATTCATTTAGTAAATCGTCCTGAAGTTCGTCTTTAATTCCGACCCGTAATTTGACTGCATTCAAAATATCCATCTATTTCACTTCCTAAGCCAAAATAAAAAGCGCTACAAATTGCAACGCTTTTTAATTCATTATTCACTTGCTGTAACGGTTACAGCAATATCGGTAGTAAACTCACCAGAAGTTGCCGTGACAGTTGCTGTTCCTTCTGCAACCGCTGTGATTGTGCCGTCAGCTGCAACAGTTGCTTTACTGTCATCACTGGACTTCCAAGTAACTGCTGCAATTACTGCTGTGCTATCGTCAGCGTCAGCTGGTTCGGTAGTGATTGTAATTTTGCGAGTATCGCCTACTTTAATACTGGCCGTCTTCTGTGATGGCGTGATGGCGGTAGTATTATTCGGCGTTACGCTTTTGGGGTCGCGCTGAGAATAGCAACCTTGTTGTCGTCTAAGATAAAGCTACCGGCTTTACCAGCACCTTGTAAGGCAACACCGTCAAAGTCTTCACTTTCGATTGTCCGAGTTGTAACGATACCAGTAAATGCGCGGCCAATGTTGTCAGGCGCGAACATGATAGCCTTGCCTTGCATGTACTTTTCAGGAACCTTAGTGACGATGATGTCGCGGAACCGAACGATTCCGTTTTCGTCGATGTTAACCGCGGAACCCTTAGTTGACGTTACAAGGTTGTGGTCAATAATGGCGTTGTAAACGTCAGCTGTTACATAAGCACGGATAGGTACAACCACCTCCATGTTAGTGTAAGTTGCGCTGGCTTTTTCAAACATTGTGTTAACGTCGTCAATGGCACCTAAGTCAGTTGATAAGTCAGCAAGCTTCTTACCTAACGCGTTATTAAACATACGCACCTTAGCTTGTGCTTGTAGGTCTAACCGATCGGCTACGGCGGCGTTTAAGTCATTGTTAACCGTGAAACGGTCCAAACCTTCGTGAATAGCCCAATTGAATTCAAAAGGTACATCGGTATCAGTGTAAATAATTTCAGTTCGTTCACCAAATCGAGTTGATTTGCCTGTACCAGTTCCCATCGCTGTATCTTTATCAGTATTGTATTCACCAACTACTACAGGTACATCATTAGTCTTCACACTGAATGCAGTCGCATTATTTTGAATACCATCAAGTGCTTGTAATTGGCCAAACGTTGGGCCGAATACTGCTTGTACCCCGAAAACCGTTTGCATTAATTGAGCAAATTGCTTTGTATAAGTACGAGCAGCTAAATTATTGTTGTTTGTAGTCATAACATAAAACTCCTTTTAATTATTGTTGTGGTTTCTGATACTTCGCCATAACGGCATCGAACGCATCATTAGAACTAGAAAGGTTAGAACTTGAATTTGACGGCTTAGTGCCAGTAGCTAGCTTTTCGACTTTCTCATTAACCTGAGTATCAAGGCTACCTTTCAGCGCCGTTACTGCATTCTTAATGGCTTCCGCATCGCCTAAACCAATAAGCGTGTCACTCATATCAGCAGGTAAGCCATTATCTTGCAGTAATGCTTTAGTAGCTGCCTTTAATTCGCTTTGTTTCAGTGCAGCTTCACGTTTCTCAATTTCTTCAACGCGAGCTTGCATTTCAGCATCTGCCTTTTCAGCTGCTGACATTTTAGCAAGCTTAGCACCCTCATTTTTAGCGTCTTCCAACGCTTGTTTCTTATCCGCTTCCCATTTAGCCTTGGCTGTTTCAACAGCCTTAGCGGCACGTTTATCGGCCTCTGAGTCAAGCTTTGACTGTAGTTCCTTTTGAGTAAGAGTCACCGGCTTATCCTCTTTGGGATCTTCGGGATCAGGGTCAGGATTAGGATCGGCAAAAAATTGTAAATTCATTGGTAATTTTTTAAGTTCAATCATTGTATTGGTTCCTCCTTAGCCCAAAACAAAAAGACATGCTATAAGAACCCAGCCACACATTTGCCCGACTACATTCACACGTCTATTACTTCACGCTATTTATTTGTAAGTAGTTTTATGACTTGCTCGGGTCAATAAGTTATTAGATTGATACTGTAAGGATTTGACCAGTCTCAAAGTGTGAGTGGCATTCTTTTTCAGCGCCTTTGCCCCTCCGAATTTTAATCGTTAAATCGTGGTAATTTTGTGTTTGGTAAGCATCAACTTTGATATTCAGCGGGTAACTATCGTTAACTTCATTTACTAAATCTTTGATAATTTTAATCATCATTTGGTTGTTAAGTTCAACTTCTTGTTTTGGCAATTTTATCAGTCCTCTCTATTCATCAACACCAACCCACGAGCATAGACAATTAGGATGCCGGGGAATCATACCATCTGCTTCACGATAGCTAAATACACGGCCGTCAAGTGGCGCGCAAATACGACAAGCACCAGTGTTAGCAACCCACCTTAACTTGCTGTATCCTGCTTCCTTAGAGGCTCTGATGGACTCCTCCGCCATGATGCGTGCACTCTCAGTTCGCAATAATCGGCGTGCTTGGTAATCTAGCACGTTGTATCGCTTACGAATCTCTGCAACAGCATCAACAGGATTGGTATGAGTCAGCAAGGCTTGTTTCATGATGCGACTAACATCATATTGCAGCTCATCCATGTTTGACCAAATACGATCTGACCAATTAACATCGGCAATTACACCATCAACCAAAGCTTGTATGTCACCTTTTGACGCCTTAGGGTACAAAGATTTAATCTTATTTACCGTTGACTTAGCGACTTTTTTAAAATAAGCATTCAACTGCTTGTTTAATTCAATGCCCGTCTTGGTTGCATATACTAGTGCAGCATAAGCGATAAGCTCAGAATTGGTGGCAATTTGGCGCTGTCTAATGTCCGACTCCATCGCCACAGATTGAATCTCATTTAGCAGTTCTTGGTCTGGCAATTGGTTATCAGTTGCATGACTGTATTGTGGATACTTGGCAATAAATTTGTACCACCAATCAAGTAATCCTCGCATGTCACCATTGACCGCTGACTTAATTGCTCGTTCGTTGGTTTTCTGGTTCGCCTTGCTGTCCGCGAACTTCCTCATCGCCGTCACCATTACCGCTTGTTCCATTAGTTAGCACCCCATTCTTAGTGGCATAACCACCCATTCGTTGACGTTGTTTATCCATCATGTCGATAATCTCGTCAGCATCAGATACGTTAGGCAGGTACTGATAGAGATATTCTTGCGGTAACTGCGCCCCCGCCTGAACCAATGACGTGATGATTGCAATATCATCAGTTGGCATATTGTCTTTAAAGATAAAGTTGATCTTATTCGCATCAACGTCCCACTCACCAGACACTGCTTCCTCAATAGTGGAAACAGTATTATAGCGAGCAGTTAACCCACGTTCAAACTGTTTGCGCTTCGTACTTGCTAACTCAACCGTACCAAGAATTTTATACTTCATCGCTACCCCTGAAGCATTACTTGCAAAGTTCTCATCTGTCAGGTCCGGCGTATGACTGAACTTGTGAATGTCTGATGCTAGCCTTTTCTTATATACCTCGGTCCCTGTGCTATCGTATTCTTTGTGAATGTACTTCGCGTCGGCTGAGGTCTGCTTACCAGTTGAATCAATCCCCGACTTAATCAACAACATGTTCGCTTGTCGCATGCGTTCCAGCTGTTCTAGTCGATCTTGTGCTAATTTCTTCATAGACTCTTCGTCATTCGGGTCTATTGATTGTAACAACACTGAGTCATCAAATAACGTATCGATATTCCCTTCAATAACAAGTAACGCCTCGTTAAAGTCCGTCATGTAGTTAGCAGTATCAGATTGTGCTGCGTCATAAAGGTCAATCAATGTTAAGACGTTTTCATAGTCTCCTTGACGAAAGGCGTTATTCTTATATTCGATAACAGGGAATGCAACCTGTACTTGTTCATCCACTTGTTCCGGCGCCGTGACCGAGCCAGCGACATCGACAGGTTTATAAGTAACGTGCTTTTCCTTAGTCCATGTTTCAGGAACATATTTAATCACAGGCGCACCAGTTGCCGAAATATCCTGTACTTCATGATACCGAACGGTCATAACCGGCTGTGGGTCTACCGAAGTATCATAAATAACAAACGTCTCTCTTGGGTCAAGCTTGACACTGTGATCAATACCATCTTTCCCGTGATAAATGTATTCATATGCTCGACCAAACGTTGACATGTCCAGGAACAAATCATAATTCAAGGTATTAATATCATTCACTTGATTAAATTTATCTAGGCTGTCTGATGACACGCCACTGAGGTTGATTGCATTCCCAACGCTATAAGATGTTTGAAAATCAGCGATGTATTTAGCAAATGAATGCACCGCCCGATGGTCAGCTTTACCTTTCTCGTTGCGTCGGGTATCAGGTTCAAGAATGTCGTCATTGTGTCCCTGATAGTAATCTAATAACCGTTGTAAACGTGGTCGTTGATAACTATAATGATGTCTAATAAACTCTGCAATCCGTGTAGGCGTCAACTTTTCAAGATCTTCTTGATATACCATGATTGCCTGTTTGAAATTTTCCATGTTATCCGAATCCAATATATTTCACCTCACAATCCTAATTGTTTTAATTCAGCCACACGGTCACGATAACTCATGTATTGGCCATTCTTCACGAACATAAATTTCTGCATAGCGTATCTGAGTGCGTCAATCGCATGGTTATTTGCATCAACAGGCGTATTCAGCCAGTTTCCTTGCTTATCACGATCATATACATATAGATTCATTTCCTCGAGTAGTCCTTTGCATCTAGGACTTATGACGTAACGGTAAGACTGCATGTATTGAATCCCTTGAACAACACTATCTTTACCTTTACCGCTAGGTTGAATTCCCGGAACGCCATGCACTCGTGTAAGTTCAGCAATCAAGTTAGCACCAGCGCTATCTGCCGTAATTGGCAACCCGTACGCCTTATGCTGAATAAGCTGTTGTGCAATCTGACCAGTGAGCAAGCCGTGTTTATAAAATTCATCGTACACATAAATCACATGGTTGATTTGGTCCACTGCAATAAATATTCCAGCGGTTGGATCGTTCTTAAACCCAAAGTCTAAGCCGACTGATTTAGGTAAACGACTAATACTTTGCATATCAAAATCACGCGTTTCAAACAGCCCATCAAATACCAAGCCTTCAGCGACTCCCCAATCACCTAGAACAGCCACCCGCGCACGATTTGGGTTCCGTGTTAGCATTTCTTCTAAGGCTGCTACATAATCATCATTCAAATGATCATTGTCATGATATGTCGTTGTTGTTGCATACACACCTGATCGTGCTGTGTCTTTATCAAAGAACTCTGGCTTGAGCCAATGCCGTTCAGACCAAGGGTTAAAGGTAATGAGCGTTTGATAAAAGCCACCTTCCGGAAGCTCGCCACGCATAGACTCTTCAACCGTGTTAAAGGCATCAAGTGTCTTTAACTCATAGGCTTCTTCGTACCAAGCACGACATAATTGGCCGATAGTAGGTGTTATTGATGTAATCTTTAATGGGCTATCCATCCCTCTAAAGTAGATCTTTTGGCCCGTCAGCTTGTAAGTCACTTCCAGTGGGCTTTGAGTCCATTTGAACATGTCATATACACCCAGCACTGCAGCAACCTTTTTTAGTGTTGCAAACGTGCTATCTTTCTGTGTATAAGCATATTGTCTTAGTACGATCCAGTTTACGTAAGGATATACCATCATATCGACTAAAACTTTTACTGCCGCAGCATACGATTTACCAGAACCACGGGAACCCTTATAAACAAGGTAGCGCATACGACTGGTAAACAGCGGATAGTAAGCTGAACTAACAAGCTGGTTGATATCCAAATTAATCATCGCCATGTGCTTCATCGCTCCCTGGTGGGTAAGTTATATTAACCCGCACTTCATTTCCTTCATCAGATACCATTTTGGCCTTAGCCTCCGCAATATCTGCATCAGCTTTAAGCTTGCGAATCTTTTGATCTTCAACATCTTTGCTATCATTTTTTAGTCGGCCACTTAACTTAAACCATAGTTCAGCAGCGGCCACTTGCTCCTTGGTAGAAGCTGGCGTTATAGTGGTCTCATCAGTCATGTACTCCATGCGCGCTTCAATCGAATCATCACCGCCCGCTGCTTCTTTGGCAAGATTATCAATCTTTACATAATGACGTTCGATCTCTTTGCCAGCACTGATACGATAGATGTTTTTTAGCACTTCGTCAGCTTCGTCAGACTCACGTTTTTCAACATTGCCAGTCTTTTTAATGATATATTCATGAATTCCAGTATTTTCCAGTAATTGTTTAGTTGCGTTCCGAGCTGTACCCTTTGCATAGCCTGCGTTTATAGCCGCTTGATAAGCGTTGTTAGTTTTAATGAATTCATTAGCAAATTTACGCTGTTTGGGCGTTAACTTTCGTGTCATTACATACCACCACACCTCCGTTAATTGGAATTAATTAGTCTAAATTTTGTAGCATCGATTCTCAAACTTTTTGTAGGCGTCTAGGTAGATCTCACCCTTATCACCGTTATAGGTAAGCTCGTAATACATGCCATCACTTAAGGTCGTGCTGAGTAACGCTTTGCTATTCTGTAATGCTTTAACTTGCCAAACAGTAAATACATCATCGACAGTGATTTGTTTTCCATCAGTTACATCTAAATGTTCATTAGCGTAGTCCAGTACTAAGGCTTTGCATTTACTTGTAAATTCAACATCGTTCATTTTCTGTTACCTCCGTTTTTAAACCAGTCGAAATCGACGGGTTTAGAATTAACCTTTATTTTCCAATTTAAATCCATCACCCTGTGAAGCCTGAATACCGCCTTAGCTTTATTTTCCAAACAAAAAGCGCCATGCTTATTTGCACGACGCTTCTTATCCTTGTACCACCTATCTAGCCGAGCATCTGCTTGTATCCATTCAGGTGGCTCGTACCCGTATTTGCTATGAATCATTCGTGACATTGATACCACTCCTAAATTTATGTATTAAAAAAGCCCAGTATTTCACTAGGCTTACAAAATATTAATCCGCACCTTCTGGTTTCGCCATTTCATAGCCTATTTTGGCTTGATCAAATTCATCGGCATTCCAAGATATATTTTTTTGATTAAATTCAATAAAATGCAAATGACTAGAATAAAAGCTATAGGCCCACAACGCTGGTGTTTTTGACACAATGTCATGATTTCTAACTAATTGTAAATCATGACTATCTTTTCTTACAAAATCACGTAGAGTCCTTAATTCGGCCAAAGCTTCACGTTTATTACTCATTTTTACTATTTCATTTGCTTTCTTTGAGATAGCATCTACGTGATCATTTACTTCTTTCCAAGTTACATCTTTGGCAATTCTAATGTTTTCCATTGATAACACCTCTGTCTCAACTATACAAAAACTCCCGCTAAAAAGCGAGAGCAGTTTGAAAGATTTTAGTTTGAGCAATCAAAGAAATTCGTGAGTATCTAGGCTGCTAAACTAATAAACTACGCCGGCGGCAGAGAGGAGCGCATCACCCCTTATAAATCCGCCGGCAACGTAGCCTGCTGGACTCGAACCAGCGACAACCTGATTAACAGTCAGGCGCTCTACCAACTGAGCTAAGGCCACAATAATAATCAATTAGAGCTATCAGAAAAACGTTTATTTGTCGCCCTAACCAATTATCGATAATACTAATTTACCACCAATTTATTGCTATGAAGTCCGGCTTGAGTTCGGAAAAAGTTCGGTCAAAGTCCGGTTTGAGTTCGGTTTTGATAAATATTCAGGTCTTCTAGGTAATAGCTCTGTGCAAACTGTAGCATTGCCAATGGCTTCCAACGGTCAAAATACTGCGTCTTGCTGTAGCCAATATCCATGTAGCACATCGTGTCGCTGTAACCTTGCAAATATAGCCGATCTAATATCTCCTGGCACTCATGATCACAGCGAGCCATTGCCTGAATAGTCTGTCGGACAATCTGTTCGGCGTACAGGCGGCGTGTAATCCGATCCTCGGCCGAGTTACCAGACGAGGCCGACTTAGGCATGCCATCCATGCTAGGCGATTTAAGATCAGCGACCGAATGGCCGGACGCCCGAACTGCTTGCGGTAACTTCTTATCCAAGAACCGCCGCACCTGTTTAATTGTTTTCTCTTGGTCAATTGGTGGAAAAATTTCATCTGAAATAACTTGCTGTTCGCCCATCATGCGCCCCTCCGCTTTCGTATGCTATAATTAATTTATTCGGAATTAGTTGTAGCGCGGTCAGCATTGGCAGCGCTTTTTATATGTTATACTAGCAACGGTCATTCGAGTGGTCCCGTGACTGGTCGCCTTAACAGGCGGCTTTTTGTTTACTCTCGCGCTCACTCAACTCCATAATGTCAGCAATGAAGTCCTGGCCAATTTGTGCCTGTTGCTCAGTTGTCAGTGCCACGTTCATTTCCAGGTTGGCAACCGTGGCTTTCGTTTGAATTGCTTTTGCGTATTCGGTGTCACTCATTTATCTTCCTCCACCACATATCCGTCTAGCCAAGCACGAACAAACGTTTCCGAGTTATCTTCCATATACTCATCAATATCAGATGTTCTTAGCCAGTAATGTATAGCTTCCAAAATATCACGATGGCTTGACTTCATATTTTCAATATATTCAGCAACATAATTTGGAATAACTGGCAATCCGGCATACTTCTCTTTGAACACATCGTCTGCAATCGGCCAATACCCACCGTTAACGCCGGTTGCAATCCAGTCACCAACGTCTACTTTCCCTGACCCTGTTAGATATAATTCAGGGCTGTGATGAGTTCCAAGCATTGTTCCTGCGTCAATTAATTCATACTTATCAACCATCTCATCGCTGCCATCGAACTGTTCGGCCTCAATTGGCTGTTTGCGATAGAACTTCATTTGTCCGCCTCCAATAGCTCTGGGTTCTCGTGCACGTTACCAATAACTTCAAATTGATTACTCCAATAGTCATGCAGGCATGGTTCAATAAAATGTGCCCTTAATGGTTTCAAAAACATACCAGGTGTCCCGAACAAGTCTTCTGAAACAATTTCATTAATGACTGGTACCATCGTTAACTCGCTCATATCTGACCACACTTTTACAATATCGCCCTCATAAATATCATTGCCGTTTACGTCTTTCAGGCCGGTAAACTGCTCAAGCTCAAACAGTGCGCCAATTCCATCAACTTTACCATCGTTAGAGCACTCGTCCTGCCCATCAGTGCTAGCCTCTGCCCAATAGGCTTGACCATGAATGAATTCGATATTGTCAGGTAACAGCATTTTATTCTGAACTTTGTCCCACGCTCTAAACTTAATCATCGTCGCCATCTCCTTAACTGCCATTAAATTTCCTATCAATAAACTCTCTCCCACATATATCACACCAACTTGCGTGGCCCTGTGAATCTCCATATAAATCTCCACCATCAAAAGGGCATGTTCCAACCCAATAATCGTCCATTTTCATTCCCCCCGACACGCTAATACTGCGCCTAAAACTAATGCTAAAGTTACTAACACAATTGAAATTGTTCCAAATTTTGAAATAATTGCCATAAATCCTAATAAACTTACAACGGCTGAAACACACAATATCATTCCAAAGCCAATTTTATTTTTAGTGCTCATTTTCAGTCCTCCCCGAACGCTTCAAACGCTTGCTTGCGTTCCTCGTTAGTTAATTCATGAATATGTCTCTAAACCAGCAGTATCTCCGCATTATTTAGCATCTTCTCGCTAGCCAGCTTAAACATTTTTTGCTCACCTCGAATCCGTAGGCACTTCTACCCAACTCAATGGCTGCTCTTAATGTCGACCCACTACCAGCTACCGGATCAATCACCACATCACCTTTATCTGTAAATATTCTGATTAATTCTTGAAGTGTTTGGATTGGCTTCTGCGTAGGGTGAATCTTGGGGTAGCCGTTATTACTGCCCCATTTAAACCAATTCTTAACCATTCTGCCGTCATTATTAAACTTAGGTAGCTTATCACGATATAGTACAATGGCGTATTCACATGCTCCAACAATTTTCATGTTTGCTTTGAGAACTTGTGAAGAAGACTTTTTAACAAAAATCAATGGGTAAGCGTGATCAAAGCCATATTTTTTCCCGTAGTCCATCACCATTTGAAGTTGTTGAAAAGCACAAAATACAAGCATAGCCGGCGCCTTTCCAGTCTCCTTTGGTTCCTTAATCAACATGTGCGAACAGAAGTGCATAAACTCCGAAATTCTAAAATCAACATCTGTGTCGAAGAAAGCAGCATTTGCTTTTGCGCTTTCACCTTTAGAGTTGTCCCCACCGTTATACCATTCTGGGCTAGACGCAAAGGCGTTGTTCGCAATGTTATATGGGATATCCGCAATGACTAGTTGTGCTTTGGGAATTCCATATCGCTTATAGTTCTGAAAGTTATCGTTAAATAATTTAATTTTGGGTTCTCTAATTTTCTCCATTTCCATCCCTCGTTTTCATGCGCCGGTGCTTCCGTTTAATCGTTGAACGCTTCTTAGTATGTTTAGGCATAACTCACAGTCCTTCCGGTACGTGCTCTTTAATGTACGTGTCAAACTGTCGTTCAATTTCATGACTCTTTCTGGCTAACTGATCCACTGTTTTAATATGTTCACTACCAGTCCGGATTAAATACCCACGAAGCCAGCGCAATGCGTCCTCAACGTTTTTACAGTGTGCTAGGGGTACTTCTACCAGCCGATTAATACCAGACTTTTCATCGTAGCTAGTTACCGGATGCCCATGGCTGTCTAATGACATCCTGTTAACCTTAACTTCGTATTTGTCACTAGTCAGATGATACTGGTCAATTTTCATATCAATCATGTTTATTCGTCCTCCGTAATGTAGTATTTGTCTTCGTCAATCAAATAAATGTACTTATTACCACATTGATATTGCCAATCCGGCAATTAAAACGTAAATCGTTAAGGCTTTGGCCAACCCGTGTTCCTCATCTTCAAACGTCATTGAAACAAATAGCACGATCAAGATTAGAAAAACATACGCCCACATCCAACCATCCCCTATCAATGTGTATACCGCTAGAATAGCCATCCCAGGACAACTACAAACAGCTTGATACCGCCGACAACTACGAAGCAGACTGCTGTCCACGCTACCCAATCAGCAAACAAATCTTTAATTGTCATCATTCGCCCTCCATCGATTCTGCCATCGCCATAACCAGCGGGTAGTCTTCCCGCGCTACTTCCGACTCATCTGCGTAGCCCATAGCCTCACAGGCCGCTTGTATGGCCCATGCTGGAATTTCAGTATCCATATCTAATCCCCTTTGTCATTCGGGTCAACATCATACCAGCCCTTAGCGCACATCAATTTCCAACGATAATCATCACTCTTGATCACATGATTTAAGTGCTCGCAACGCTTGAAGGCATCACCATAACGCTTATAAATCTTGGGATAGTTTTTCATGATTTCACCTTGAAAGGTCAAGACAACCATGTAGGCCACTACCGTCTTTCTGCCTAGTTTAAGTGCCAAATCAGTCATCACTTCACGTCCTCCGTTCGGTACCATTCTTTATGGTTTAAAATCGCATTCGCACGTTTCAAATCTCTTAGGTCGAACCAGCCAAAATGACATTGTTCAGCATCAATATTCATCAGCTTAGCTAGTCGTCTATAGCAAGCACTCCTATCTAACTCACAATTTCGCCAGACAAGGTCAAACTTAAAGTGACACTGTTGTTTTAACTTCTTCATTTTGGGTGTCGCCAATACTCCAAGCGGACGCCTAGTGGCTGGATTACCATGTACTCCACAACTCACCCCGCATTGGGTACAGAAGTAACACTTACCATTGCCAAATCTTTGACCGTGATAAATTGTCGAGTTGTCTGTATAAATGACTTTGCCACCACAATACGGACATGGGAACTTATCCCAACATTCTGGATCACGTGTTAAACTTTTAACTTCAATCATTTAACGTCCTCCGTAACTTCCTCTACCTCTACTCTTGGGTTTCGCTTATCAACGGCAAATTCGTCCTGAAATCCCGTAATATGTTTTCGATTATCGTTGCCCAAAAGCCCAGCCTTCATAAAACCGTCCAGCACAAACTTTTTAGCAAACGCGATATTATCCGCATCTTTTCGGTTGTTCTTCGTGTACCACGTAAATTTAAGCTTGCAAGGCCAATTAAATTCAACTCCAGAATTATGACTAGCCCGCGCATATACACTACATAAGGCCGTGTACCGCTTCTTTAGGTTAGCTGCCGCATACCGATTGGCCCGTTCAGCCTTGATGTACTCATTTAAGCTAGGTAGTTCGCCCTTAATCACGACTTTGCTCATGCTCGCGGCACCCGGCTAATGTAGTAGCCACAGACAAGCCCATTTGATTGACTCGCCTGCTTGATTGAGTCAGCTGGGGCCTCAAGCTTGTCACCTAAGATATATATCGTTTGACCCGTAATAACGTCGTCCGGGTCGTTATACTTCTCAGCCCGCCAGTATTGGTTGCGCAAGCGCAAACTGTATTTATGCACAAGGTGACTTACCTGTTGGTTAGTAAACCCCGTCTTTATGGCTAGGCTTCTAATTGTGTGACAGTCATCATGGTAAGCACGGCGAATGGCCCTGATTTGCTCACGCTCCTCAGTCTGTGGATCTGGTCGCATACTAGCTAGATAGGCCGCATCATCCCATGGCTTAGCTGCTTCCTCTTCAATGACTACTGGGAACTGCCACTCGCCATGTTGGTACTTTGCCAGTACCAAGCGATGTAGCTCTGGTTCATCGCCAGTAGCTAGCACCCTATGCTCCTCATCAAACGTTTTTATCGCATACATCTGGAATACCTCCTTATTCCTTTGAAACCAGCTTATTAACGCGTTCAGCCAGCTGTTTCCGTTGTTCATCGGTCAAGGGCTTACCTGCCTTAGGCTTAGAATCCGCCTGAGAAGCGCCGTTTTGCGCCCACTTTGGCATAATTTCCTTACGGTGCGGCTTCGAATAACCACCCGGTTTATTAGCATTAGCCAACCGTTTATCGTGATCAGCAGTTGCTTGTTTAGCCTGTTCCAATGTCGTAATCTTTCGTTGCTGCCAACCCTTGATCACTGCACGCAAATATTTCAAAGCTCCTCGCGACTGCACATCGTGTTCGCCAGCAATTTGAATGGCGTAAGCCACCAATTCAGGTTTAAGCACCGCAAGCCATTCATCAATTTCAGGACGAGCAACCCCGTTCGGAAATCCCCACAGGTTGGTCCAGTCGTTAATGACCTGCTCGCGTGTGACACCCGCGTCATCATCATAAGAGTCAGTATCAGTCAAGTCAGGGTCAGTACTAGTAAGTTCTTTATGTTCTACTGGTTGACCTCCACCTTTCCCAACCGGTTGGCCTACTTCATCTAAACCAGTTGGCCTACTTTTATGACTTGTAGTTGGGTTACTGGTTGGGTAACCAGCTGACCTACTATATAAATTAATAATGCGATATTCAGGTGGTTTAACATTTTTCTTGCCTCTAACGTATTTAATTAGTCCTAGTTGCACTAATGAGTTGCGTGCTTTATCGAGGCCGGGTTCGGATAGTCCTGTCAGACTGAGTAATGCCGAATTTTTCATGCGAAACTGAACGTCCAACTTGCCTTCGTCGTTCGCATAGTCTAGTAACTCGCGATACAGATTATTTTGGCCGTTAGAGACACTCGCTTCATACATCTTAAAATTACGGTATGCTCGTCGTTGTTTGAAGTAATCCAAATTCGTCCCTCCTTTACTAATGGGCCTCACACCCATTCGGTGGATTCAGTCACTGCTGCATTCAAGCCAATTCATTTTGTTAACTAATCAATTCTTGTGGGTCTTTAATAAACCCGTCTAACTGCATCGTTTGTTTGCAGTAATCACAAACACCACATCGCGCTGGTGTAACCTCATCTCGTTCGATTTGCAACACTCTAGGCTGATACTCCTCAATCACATTCAACTGTTCTTCCATCTCATCAAACGGTACTTCTAGAGCTGCTAACCCTGGTGAATCCGTTTTATCAATGGCAAAGATGTAGCAAGTAAATGGTTTGTGATACTTCTGCTGCAGTAGCTTCTTGTAAGCTCCCATTTGTAAGGCGTAGTTGTACTGGTCAAAGAACGAAACCCATTCGTGTCGCTCAACGCTCCAATAACGCTTGTGTAAGTCCTGCGTGGTCTTCAAATCACAGAAATAACCGTCCTTAACGTTCAAGCTATCAATTCGAGCTTTCCATGGCACACCATACAATTCACCGTCCAAAATAACTTCTTTTTCGTTTTCAGGCGAGTTATAGAAGAAATTAAACATGGCATCGCTCTCTAGCCGCTTAATCATCTTGTCAGCCTTTTTGAAGTCAGCCCGCAACGTGTTTGTGCGAGTAAACAACTTGCTTTTATGTTCATTACAGAAACTCTCAAAAGCTTCATCCGATTCAAAATGTGAGTGTAGGTAATTACCAACTAACAATGGCAAAGTATCATTCTCAACTGGATTTTTTAAGCTGTGTAACGCCTGTGCTTCACACTGCATGAAGTTCTTTAATAGCGTGGCCGACATGTACGCCCAATCCATTCGGTTACTGTAATAATTACTACGATTGATCTCTTGGGTCACCTTGGTCTTCGGTGTTATGTTCTTGATCACTTGTATTCACCTCACCCTGCTGTTGACGGAATTTATCAAGCATGTTATCAGTCGTCTCACTAGCGCTTTCCTCTGCCTCAACATTCAAAGGCGTTTGCGGGGCAGTTTCATCATTAGCAAGTGCTTGTTCCATCTCAATGGACATTGGCCCCCACTTACTTAGCATGTTCCGCAAAACGGTTTTAATAGCCATTGCATCATAGTTAGAGGCCCACACCCCTTGAGGCGTCTTACCACCACTCATTTTTGAAAAACTCATACGATGTTCTTCCATACTGGCCTTGGTCCAAAACACAGTTTTTTCAAAGCCATTAGTTAACTTAAAATAGCCAACATAGCCAATCACTTCATCACTGGTTCGTCCCATTGGGTCAAATTGGAAATCTTCGGTCAATGGATTCCATCCTTTTAACTCACCGGAATGGATAGCAATGGCATTCATCGCTAAGTATTGCCCGGTGCGTTGTGCTAATTGAATGTAACCTTTATAACCAATTTGCGGAGTAGCCCGCCCCTTGTAAGGCACTAACCACATATATCCCAGATTCTGATCAATCGGTAAATTTAAAGTAGCAGCCACCATGGCCGATTGAATTACTGACATTTGATCAACCTTAGCTAAGCTTTGGTTTCCATTCACTAAATTAATCAACGACGTTGAAAACTGGCTAGCTTTATCAGCCAGCGTCCGTGATAACATCTGCTGAATAGCATCTTGCTTTACCAATTGCTTCATTGGCATATGTGCTAACTCATTACTCATGCTTATTCCTCCTCCGATACCCAGTGATAGCCCAGACGTGTCATCATCGTGTCCGTGTCGATGTGTGCCAGTAGCTCGTCCCACAGACGGGCTTGACCAAACACATCAATCAACCATTGCCAATTAGGTTCCTCACCTTGATTTGGATACAACACACTTACGTCAGTCGCACCGAAAGTGACGATACAAATGGTGCTCAACATATCGGCCTGCATATCAGTCGCCCACTGCTTAAAGTCGTTATTATCGATATAATCTTGAAACAGTTGAGCCTTGTCGAACTCGTCACCATCTGTTAAATACTTATCTTGATCAACAATCCAATCTCGTGGATCGTTGTTTTTCCTCCAATAAGCGTCCGGATCGGTTTGACTAGCTGTTTGTGGCGGCTCGTCTGGCCCCATACGCTTCATACGGTCCTGAGCGGCATTGAGTGCGTCCAGCTGTTTTAATGACATCATTTCGCCCACCTCCGTGCCAAACGTTGTCTTAACGACAGTTTCGGAGTACAATAGAAATCGAAAATAAAATTGTTAAGCGTCTTAGCTGCACGGGTACTACCAATACTCGAGCAGCTTTTTTCGTACTCAAATTTAGGCTTTAGCGATACTTTGCGTACTTCCAACTATCTCAGCCTCCTTAAACGTTTTAAAAAGATTATCTAACTCCTGAATCGTGATCTGTTTGTAAAGCACGTTTCCAATCCTGAACGTGAATTTCATCGTCTTCATCTCCTTAAATTCCAAACCAGCTAGCAACTTCATGACGCTTGAACCATAATGCAGTTAGCGCGCAGCCTACTATTGCTCCTTCAATCATTGCTATTTCCTCCTATCCTGCTTGCGTTTATTCTCTTCTGCTCGCCAACGGCTAACTTCTGCCCAATTATATTGGCGGGCCCCTAATGCAACATCAGACGGCAATGGGTAGTCTTCACGTCGCGCCAAGTTGCTTATTGTTGATGGCGAAACATTCCATTCAGCAGCAAGTTCAACACCTTTGAGCCATTTTTTAGGCTGTCCGCCTGCCTTATACTTAGGATTCTTTTTAATGGAAACCACTTGCATCTTTTATCACTCCTATCCACCGGTACTATCATTTACCTCATCAATCACATGTTGCAGTTGCGACATCGTTATGCCTGCATATTCAGCCTGTTTTATTAATGCTGTAATCTCAGCGCTAATTTCCTCGACATACTCTCTTGGATAACGTTGAATGATTAAATTTTGCTCCGGAGTTCTAAATTTAGGCTCCGTTGTAATTGCAGCCTCAAATTCTGGTTCCAACTGCTCTCGTTGACTTTGCTCCGTTCGTTGCTTTACCAAGGCAGAAAACATGTCACCTTTAAGTTTTCGATCGCGTTGGAACGAAATCGTGCCGTAGTCCAAACTCGCAGCAGTATATTTCAAACGTAGATCATTAATTGCATTCGCTAACGTCCACCTAGTCTGTGGGTCAGTCTTCTTAAGCCCCGCTCTAATTCTTGATACAGTGCTTTCAGAATAATGTGCCTTATCAGCAACTTCTCTCTGCTTATGTCCGCCCATACGTTCGAAGGTTAACGTTAGCTCTTCTGCGAATCGGTTCCGCATTCTGTCACCTCCTGAATTTTTGCAAGTATCTTATGATTTCTTGCAAAGGCAACTCCCTATAATTTAAATAGAGATATAATCCATTTGCCGAATCTTGAAACTGTTTTCGTTATTGATGTGCTGGAACATAATCCTCAGCTTTTCATCACTCATTGCTTCAAGCGAAACCCGGGGTGTCTCCGGGAAATAACGAAGTAGTGCATTGATTAAAACATCTCTTGTTATTGGCTTCATTTTGGCTTCTCCAATTCTATTCATATTGTTTAACTTTTGCTTGTAAAAAAACGTTAACACTAACTCCTAAAGCGTTAGCTGCTAAAAAAGCTTTTTCCAAAGTCAATTTGTTAGTCCCATATTCAATATTTGCCAAAGCCTGTCCTGAACGCAAATTCATGGAATGCCCTAATTCTGCGAGAGTTAAATGTTTCTTCTTCCGAATATCTCTGAGAACTAAATTAGCGTCTTTTTTTACAACTGGAACATTCATTAATATCACCTCGTTACACTTTATGTTTAACTTACAGTCTTTATAATACTACACATTTAGTGTAAGTCAACACCCTTTCTACACTTTTTGTTTATTTTCCTAAATATTATGTTTAACTATTATATAATCTACTCAAAGAGGTGAAATAAATGTCTGAATTAAGCAATAAGCTTACTAATTTACGTGAACAAAAAGGATGGACTAAAACTTATGTTGCAAAAAAGCTTGGCATATCCAACCTCGGAACCTACGCAAATTATGAATATGGTACACGTGAACCTGATCTTCAAATGTTGACAAAAATTTCAGATATTTATGGTGTAACCACGGACTATCTTTTAGGTAATAACAAGACCCCCAAATGGGCAACCAAGAAAGATACTATTGACCTAAAGGATTTTCTTGAAGCAAATGAGGGTTCGATGACCTATGGGGGTGAAGATCTTACTGAAGAAGAAAAACAACAAGTGCGTGTGGCCATGGCAACAATATTCTGGAAACGCCACAAGCATGATTAGGAGTTGTACCTATGGATAGAGTAAAAGATATCGTTAAAACTATTGTCAATCGTTATCACACAGCGGACCCGTTTGTAATTGCGGAAAAGCTTAACATACAAGTGGAATGGTGTGATTTTGGGGCAATGCCTCTGGGTAAAAATGCTTATGACAACCAAGAGCCTATCATACTACTCAACAATTCTATTAAACACACGCCTACACAGTATTTCATACTCGGTCACGAACTAGGACACGTTATATTCCATGAGGGGCTGATTGGGTACTACACTTCCGTTAAACATGGACATTCTAAGTTTGAACGTGAAGCTGATGAATTTTCAGTTGGATTGATGGGAATGTTGTTTATTGAGGAGAATGGCCATATTCCCTATTCATACAGAGAACTGTCCTATCAATACGGGGTACCATTCGACGGAGATTAGTATAAATTAATTTGGAGGAATTATGACAGCGATTATTAATACAGTATTTTTAATTTCATTCATAGCTTTTCTGTATTTTATTGGACGGGGAACTTTAAAATTTTTAACAAATAAAGATACCAAACATTCTTTTAAGTACGGACTATTATTACTGCTTGTATCTCTTGTGTTTATGGTAATTGGTATAATATTTGACCCTGCCATAAAAAGTTCTTCAGAGAGCAATAATTATAATTCGGTAAATAGCGACTCTGCTACAAGTAAAAAATCACCAGACTCAACGTCTCAAAGCCATTCTTCTAAATCATCTAGTTCTAAAAAGTATGATTTCAGCAAAGTTAAGCTTGGCATGACTAAATCACAGGTCACTGCTATCATGGGAAAGCCTACAGACGAGAACTCAAGCACGCTTATGTACGGATCTGATGACTTAGATTTTCAAAATGATAAATTATTTGATGGTTCTCCTGATGAAGTTCATAAAGCCGCTATAAAAAAAGATAAGACCGAAGCTAACGAATCTAGCAAGAAAAGAGTAAACGAAGGCAAACTCAAATCATTTGCTAAGGTTTTTGGGCAAAAAGACGTCGAAACTTTACAAAAATACGTTGGCTCTGCATATTCGTCTATAGAAACTTCACAAGGAATGGCTTATGGGTGGAAAACTGATTACGGTATGCTTTATAGATTAGATGATAGTAAAACTGGTATCACTCATGTATATAAAGATGGTCTTGGAGACTCCAGTACACAACTGTACGTCGGTCAGACCATCAAACAAAAACAACGTAGAAATTATTATTACTATAACTAGGAGGAAGATATGTCTATTATTCTCACATGGTTAATAATTATTATCGCTATTATGTACTGGATTTTAAATAAGTTCGTTAAATTCATGACAGCGGGACATCTAAAACTAAAGGATTTAATTCGTGCAGGCCTTTGGTCAATGATTGGAATTTTCATCTGGAAAAGGCTACACCCAAATGAAGATATACCGGACCGCTTTAACTCAGAAATTAATAAGTATAAGGAACTTCTCGCACAGACACAGAAAAATCACGATAAGAATTAATATTGCTATAGACCAGATAGGAATTCAGTAAAAGTTAAAAAACTAGCTCATCTTTAGTCTCTTAGGTTATATCATACACAAATCTCAAAAAAGATTAACTGTAAATAATTGGCCCTTAGTTGGGCTTTAACGCGAGTGTAGTTCAACGGTAGAATAGTGCTTCTTTTCTTGTCAATTAGTAATCACATAAGCAGGTTCGACTCCTGCCGCTCGCTTTAACCAGAAAGAAGGCTTAATGCTATGGATAATGAAATTTCAAAATACGAGCTAATTGCCACGATGAAGAAAGATATACAGACATTTATGGACTCAGAATCCATGTTATATCTAAAAAAAGATTCATATTCAACAGAAGAATATGACCGTATGCTGACAGAAATAAAAGATGATTTGAAAACACGGCTGTTGCAAAAATAATTATGAACTCAGTAAATGATAGTCAGCCCTAGCTGACTTTACGCGAGTGTAGTTTAGTGGTAAAACGACAGCCTTCCAAGCTGTAGTCGCGGGTCCGATTCCCGTCACTCGCTTATACCCCATCACGGGGTATATATTTTTATTTTTTAGAGAACATAAGTTCGAATCAAGGAGGCTTATTATGGCAACCATTTCAAAATATCAGTTAAAAAATGGCAAAACGCGATATCAATACAATATTTACGCTGGAACTGACAAAGGTACCGGTCAGCGGAAGAAGATCCATCGTCGTGGGTTCACCTCTTACAAATCAGCCAGTGACGCTGCAAAATTAGTAGAAGCAGAAATAATTTCAAACAAACGAAACGTTACACCTCAAAAAGCTTGGAATTTGGGAGAATTTCTAGACTATTGGATAACTCATCTTAAGTTAAATGTAAAAGAAGGTACACGTATTGTTCATCGTGAAAACATTGAGACTTATATCAAGCCAAGAATTGGTAGCTATCCATTAACCGAGTACACTCTTGTAGAACATCAGCGCTTTATCAATGGTCTTTTCAGTGAAAAAGGAGTTGGAAGAAAAAAGCAAGGCTTAAGCTGGACTACCGTAAAGTCAATAAATGGAACACTTTCTAACGCTCTAAAAAAAGCAACACAGCTCGGGTTTATTGACTCTAATCCAACTATTGGAGTTGAGTTTTCCAGGAAATTCAAGCCTCAAAAACGTGAACTTCGTTACTATACTCTTGATGAAGTTAATGTATTTCTGGAAACAGCCAAACAAGAACAACAACCATCATGGTACCCCTTCTTCCTGCTAATGTTCGACTGTGGTTTACGACTTGGCGAAGATTTAGCATTGAGATGGTCTCGGGTGGATTTCAACAAGCGCACTTTGACAATAGACCAAAATAGACTCTACCGGGCTGAAGCTGACCAAAAAAGGCAGCTTAGAGAGTCCGGTGAAGTACTTGATGACTCTTACCTATCAATTACCCTGGACGACCCCAAAACAGAGCACAGCTCTCGTAATGTACCGTTAACTGCTCGTGCTTATACTGCATTACTAGAACTGCGTAATAAGCAATCAGCATTGCAAAAAGTAGTTACAATTAACCCAAATCTGCAATCTGATCCCTCAAGCGATTTTGTATTTCGACGTTTTTACTTAACTGCTGGCAATGTTGGTGAGCCTATATCTTCACGAGGGGCTGAAGGTGCCATGAAGCGCATTGCTAAAAATGCCGGCCTAAAACATCTCAATGTTCATGGATGCCGCCACTCATTCGCAGTGCGCTTGCGTGAAGCTGGCGTCGATATGGAAAACATCAGAGACTTGATGGGTCATGTTGATTTGACCACTACTCGTATGTATGCAGAAGTTACTCCCAAGATAAAAGAAGATGCGATGTCAAAGCTGGAAGATTATTTGAATAGTAGCAATTAA